TTAAACAGTATTTATGCTGGTCTTGGTGTTCCTCCGACTTTAACTGGTATGGCTACGAACGGTGGAGGTTTTACAAATAACTTTATCTCACTAAAGACACTTGTAGAAAGACTGCAATACGGTAGAGATCAGCTTATTCGTTTCTGGGAAAAAGAGCTTGAAATTGTACGTAAAGCTATGGGCTTTAGATACAAAGCTCATGTGCATTTTGATCAAATGACATTATCTGATGAAGCTGCTGAAAAGAATCTTCTTATTCAACTTGCTGACAGGGATATTATTAGTCACGAAACTCTTGTTGAACGTTTCAAAGAAATTCCACAGATTGAAAAGATTAGACTAAAAAGAGAAGTTAAAGATCGTGATAACGACGCATACCCAGATAAGGCTGGTCCATTTCATAATGCGAATCATAAGAAAGATATTGAGAAAATACAGAAGCAAGGTGATATTAACATGAAGCTTAGGGACAAACAAGCAAAGCAACAGAAAGATAATGGTCGCCCACCACTAAAACAAGATGAAGGCCCAAGAAAACAAAGAGTAGAACAGCCAAGATCAAAACCTGGAGTTGCAGAATTGTTCTCATGGTCATACAGTTCTTGGGAAAATGTTTCTGATATTGTTAGCAAAGCTTATATATCTTCTCTTGATAAAAAGAATTTAAGGCAACTAACAAAAGCACAATTTAAAGATTTAGAAAAACTCAAATTAGATGTTTTTACAAATCTAGTAGAGATGGAAGATGTTACAAAAGATAAAGTAATTGCGATACTAAAGAGTAACAAAAAAACACCCAAACTGTTTGCAGATTATATTAATGACTCTAATATTAACATAGACAACTCTACTATTGATGATTATCACAGAATGATTATAGGGCGATATGTTGAGCAAAAATTGCTTAATTAAGCACCATAAAATATTTTTGTGTATAATGTTTTTGAGAGGAACACTATGAAAATATACCAACATGAAATATTTGATGGCATCGCTGAAGTTGTACGTACAGATACATCTGTAGCATATTGTGTACCAACTACAGTTTCAACTGTGCCACATTCATCTTGCTCTAAAGAATTTTTAGACAAGATTAAAGCTAGTAGTGCCAACCCAAAACAGGTTGACTTATATTATCTTAAATCTGTTTTAGTTTCTACTGGTTGGAATAAAAACGATGATGTTTTTTCACCAGAAGCCACTTGGGCTGCAAGGTCCACACCAGAAGACAAACAATTTAACTTTATGCACAATGAAAATGATATCATTGGTCACATTACTGGGTCTTACGTTGTAGATAGAAATGGAAATGCTTTAGCAGAAAATAATGATGAAGCCCCACAAGAGTTTGACATTATAACTGAAGCAGTACTTTACAACAGTTGGACAAACGCAGAGAACCGTCAAAGAATGCAACAAATCATAGCTGAAATTGAAGAAGGCAAATGGTTTGTTTCAATGGAATGTTTATTCTCTGGATTTGATTATTCAGTAATGGGAGAAGACGGAAAAGCTAAGGTGGTAGCTAGGACAGAAGAATCATCATTTTTAACGAAACATTTACGTGCTTATGGTGGTACAGGAGAGTACGAAGGCTATAAAATTGGTAGATCATTAAGGGACATTTCTTTTTCTGGTAAAGGTCTTGTATCCAAACCAGCTAATCCAAGAAGTGTTATTCTTGATGCTAGCAAAGCTTTCTCAACAAACGATTCTAATTTTATTCAGGTTTCACAAGGAGAAGTTAATATGTCTGATACTAACGTGTTAGAGAAGCAGCTTGCAGAAGTTCAGAATGAGCTAGCATCTGCTAAAGAAGAAAATAAGGCTATTCGTGCCCAGATCGAAGCTGCTAAAGATAAAGAATATGCTGATACAATTGCCACTCTTGAAGGTGACGTAACAGCAAAGGCTGATGAAATTACTGCTCTTACAGAGAAACTTGCAGCTACAGAAGAAGCTGTAAAAGCTCTTGAAGATGCTATCGCTGCAAAGGATGCAGAAATGATGAAGAAAGAAGAAGAAATGAAGAAGATGAAGAAGATGCAGCGTGATGAAAAGCGTAAGGCTAGTCTTGTAGAAGCTGGTTTTGATGCTGACGAAGCAGAAGAATCAATTGCTCTTTACGATGTGCTAGAAGACGAGGCTTTCGAAGCTATTGTTGCTATGTACAACAAGAAGATGAAAGCTAAAAAGGATATGAAAAAGGAAGAAGAAGTCAAAGCAGAGGTAGATACTTCTGATGCAGTTGAAGATTCAAAGGCTGAAGAAGAAGTGTCAGAAGAACTTTTTGATGGCGTTAAGTCAACAGAAGCAACTCTTATTGACGCTTCTGACGATACTGACGAGCTAGAGGCTACAAGAGCTAGTGTAGCTGATTGGCTAGAAAACAACGTACTAAATAAGTAATAAGAAGGAGATTAAATTATGGCTCTAAAATCAGATAGATTTGAATTTCAGACTGACATCAGTTTCTTCTACAATGAAGGCGTTGCTACTCGCGGCGGTGTAGTTGTTCATGATACTGCTGGCTCAGGTGCGGCTATGGATCAAGGTGTTAATCTTGTAAAGTATGCTCAGGTAACATCATCAAGTGTACCAGTTGGTATTCTACTTAATGACGTTGTAAACAAGGATCTTACTCGTACTCACCTTAATCAGCATAAGGATGAAGTACAGAAGGGTGGTAAGGTTACAGTTCTCCGTAAGGGGTATGTTGTAACAAATAGTATTACTGGCAATCCAGCCGCTGGTGCTCCAGCTTATGCTTGCCACGTAAATGCTGGCAATCTTCGTGGCGATTCCCCCGGTAGCTCAGGCGTACTACAGGTCGGTCGCTTCCTTTCTTCAAAGGACGAAGATGGCTATGCTAAAGTAGAAGTCAACCTACCCTGAAACTAAATATTAAAAAGGAGAATATATAATGGCAGTAAATACAAGACCTAGTGATGAGTTTATCAGTCTCCTACGTAAGTCAGGGGATTCTGATATCAATGTAGCTCAGGCTGCACAACGTGAGTTTGCAAAAGCTCTAGAACTTCCTCTCCGTAAGGGCGTTCTAGTTGGTAATATTCTTGGCAACATTTTTGAAACCATCAATGTTGAACCAGGAGCAACAACTGAATATCCTCTTGATCTTATCTCCCCTGGCCTTGAAGGTGAGCATGTTGCTTACACCAATCCTGGTCATGGTAGAATTCCAGAGAGATCAGTTGAAGGTGATTATGTCATGATTCCAACCTATGGCATCACATCTTCAGTAGACTATCTACTTCGCTATGCCCGTGAAGCAAGATGGGATATTGTTGGTCGTGCCATGCAGGTTATGGAAGCTGGCTTTACAAAGAAGATGAACGATGACGCTTGGCATACACTTCTTGCCGCTGGTGTTGACCGTAACATTCTTGTTTATGATGGCGATGCAACTGCTGGTTTATTCAGCAAGAGACTCGTTTCACTTATGCAGACTGTTATGCGTCGTAATTCAGGTGGCAATAGTGCTTCAGTTGGCCGTGGTCGTCTAACTGATATCTATGTTTCACCAGAAGCACTAGAAGATATTCGTAATTGGGGTCTTGATCAAGTTGACGAAGTAACTCGTCGTGAGATCTATACAGCACCTGAAGGTGGTGCTCCAATCACACGTATCTTTGGTGTAAATCTTCATGATCTTGACGAACTAGGTGAAGGTCAGGAATATCAAGACTTCTTTACCAACGAACTCTCAGGTAGCGTAGAAGCTAGCGACCTAGAGCTTGTAGTTGGTCTTGATCAGTCCAGCAATGACAGCTTTGTTATGCCAGTTAAGGAGCAGTTACAGGTCTTTGAAGACCCAACTCTCCATCGTCAGCAACGTGCTGGTTACTATGGCTGGGCAGAGCTTGGCTTTGGTGTCCTAGACAATAGAAGAATCATCCTTGGTTCTTTCTAGTTTCTAGTGATGCAAACAATTAAGCCGCTCTCATTAGTTGGGGGCGGCTTTTTTTGTGTATAAGATAGTAGATGTATACATTCAGGACTCTATTTCAGGAGAAAAATATGGCCGCGTTATCTGATTATCTTGAGTCTGGTATTCTAAGTCATCTATTTAAAAATGATGCATTAACCAGACCATCAACTATTGCTATAGCTTTAACTAGTGGCGTTCCACTAGATTCTGACACTGGATCATCTATTCTAGAACTTCCATCTGGAGTAGTAAGAGGATCTTCTTTTGTGTCTACTAATTATTCAAGAATTGATCTCGGTGATCCATCAACAGAAGGAAATAATGTCTGGAACAATGTTGGCGTTGATAATACAACAGAATATGAAGTATTTAGCGAAGAGGTAGATCATAGTGGTTATTTTTATCCATTGTATTTAAGTGAAGCTACAGCTATTTCAGAGGATGGCAGCACAGGTTTATCAGAAACATATACATTTTCCAACACATTTCCAGGTGTTACATTTTATAGTCCATCAACTCTTGCTGTAAGTGGATCACAGACTTCTGGTGGATATACTTCATACGAAGGCAACGGGTTTATAAAAAACAAAAATCAAATTGTATTCAATACAGCTTTAACTGATTGGGGTTGGGTATCTGGCGTTGCTATCGTTGATCATTCTGATCATGGTAGTGGAAATCTTCTTATGTATGCACAGTTAGAAAATCCAAGATTTGTATATACTGGCGATAGCATTAAATTTGATACTAACTCACTAGAAATCAGCCTTAAATAAGAAAGCTATACAATGATTCTTAGCAAAAGTCAAATTGTATACAATATATCCACAGAAATATCTGATAATTCTACTGGTCAAATATCACCATACGATGTTAGACATAATCTTTTAGACATTATTGATTCTGTCCATGTATTGTTAGAAGGCCACAAGATCAATACTGAAAACTTTGCATCACTTGAGACTAGATCTACGAGAGGTGGTGATCTTGCTTTAGAAACTGTAAATTTGACTAATGCTATTAATCAAGATAATACGGCTTTTGGTTATTCTGCATTAAAGGCAAACTATCAAGGCATTAGCAACACAGCTGTAGGATCTTATGCTTTAAGCTGCAATGTTCATGGTGAAAATAATGTTGCTGTTGGTCATAATGCACTTGCTGGCAATAGCACAGGATTTATGAATGTTGCTCTTGGGAATTATGCTTTACAAGCCAATAAGTGGGGATCTGGCAATATAGCAATTGGTCATGGTGCAGGATATTACACTGATAGACACACTAATAACAAGCTCTATATAGCATCCCATCCCATTGATTCTACATATATTTGTGACAATCCTTTGGGATCTGGTTTAACACCACTAGTTTATGGAGATTTATTAAGTAATAAGCTTGGTATAGGTGTTAGCACTTTGCATAGCGATGCAGCCTTACAAGTCAGTGGAAATATAGGACCATCACACGATGCCTCTTTTGACCTTGGATCATCTTCTTACACATTTAATAGACTATATTTAACAAGTGGTATAAATTTCCCGAGTGGAAATATAGACTATTCTTATTCGCTATCTGGTATTGCGGTAAGTGAAGATATTGTTCCACTAGACAATGATACATATACTCTTGGCACACTTAATAATAGATGGTCTGTTGGTTATTTTGATCAAATTGTAGCAAATTTATACACTGTTGCTGAAACATGTAAATATGTTTGTAAAACTATCTACCTCGCTTCCAGTGGAGAGTGTGAGCCAGATCACCCATGTGGATATTTATCTGATATAGAGCTAGAGAATGCTGGGTTCCAGATGCAATCTAGTGATGATGACAGAATTTACAAATTTGCATTTAGACCAAGCGGATATTACGATGATACGTGCTTTGAATCATATAACATTTATGACCAGTCACACTGGAATAGCAATATAAGTCTTTATATTGATAGCGGATGCCATATTAAATCAGATAGGATTATTGGCAGCGGCCACTTGTCGTTGTCAACTCAACCAAATTGTTTTGGCTTATTCTTGCGAGATGGTAACACCTACCTTACAAGAGAAGATAATGTTGCTGCTTCTTCAGATCTTGCTGGTATTGGCAGTGTAAATTTCTTATCAACTTCTGGATCTCTAGACGACTATATTGTTACATATGGTGGACTAGAACCAGGAACAGATATAGCACAAAGATTTGTTAGCAATATTAAAACAAAGGATGGAAATAAACTTGAAGGTTTTGAGATTAAATACTTTGATGATGCTGATACTAGTTATATATTTGCTGGAGTTGATACATCTGATAGATTAGTTATTAGATCATTTGATGAAACTGAAGACTCTGCTAATACAATTACTTTAATGAGATCTTCTGGAAGTACATTTGGTATTAACAATTTTGATACTGGTGGGCACACATTATTACCAAATACTATTTGTAATATAAGAAGTCAAGATGATGCAGTACTAAGAGTAACTTCTGAAACACAAAGTAATCACATTAGTTCGCTTGAATTGTTAGGTTCAGAAAACTGTCTAAATAGCGGCGTTGCATTTACATACCATAACAATAGTGGTATAGCTGATATTTCTATATACGACGACTTTTTAAAGTCAACACCTTTAACATTTAAACCTCAAAAGCTCGGCATATTCTCTAATAGCGAATCTCTTACTTCAGAATTAGTAACATTTGGCGACGGCAATAGTGCAAGAACTGCCATTAGTATTAGAGAAACATCAAATGCTATTACAATTAATGGTTCAGAAAATTATGGCAAGATTTGGACAAAGGAAAAAATAGTTGGCGATACACAATCTTCCACGCTCTATTTTACTGACTCTAGTGGCAATGTTTTTGATTTAATTACTAACCCTAACGATGCAGATGATAGCCTATTATTCACAGATGAATATGGCAACACATTAGCTGGTATTGGCTCTAATTTTGACAGAACTGTATTGGATAATTTTGGTGCAACATACAATACAGCTTTTGGTTACGAAGCTTTAAATAGTTTAGCATCTGGTGATAGAAATGTAGCAATTGGTTCATATTCAGCAGATTCAGTTGTTAGTGGCGTTAGCAATATTGCTATTGGCTTTGGTGCTATGGCAAATAGCTATGGCGGCGTTAATAATAATATTGTAATTGGTAATTCATATCTTGGGCAAAATCTAACAACAAGTGATACATTGCTTATAGGTAATGGAAATCCAATTATCAGTGGAGATTTAAGATCAACAAGTAAACATTTATTTATGCCAAATGGTAAACTAGAACTACAAAGCTCTGATGGAACAGAGGGTTTACTATTAAAGAATAATGTTATAGAAATTAAAGATGCTGGTGGAGATGATTATCCACAAAACCAACTAACATTTAGATTTACTGGCAATGAAAGTGCTGATCTACTAGTTCTTAAAAACTCTGGAGTACCTTTAAGTAAAACTGCAACATACGAATTTGCCAATAGTGGGATTCCATATGCCCAGCTTAATGGTGATTTAAGACTACAAAATGCTATAAGATTTAGTGACAATACATCTCTGTACAGTGCTTCGCAAGTTTTATTTGCCAGCGGTTTAGCTGTAGATAATAGCCAGAGACTCAATTCTCTTATTATTGAGGGTATTGCACAAGAAAAAATTCTACCAGGAGCATTTGAATCTCCATCTAGTGGTATAATTCAACTTAGAGGTGGTGTCAATGTTTTTGTAAGTAATAGAGATCAATATCTTGAAATACATCCAAGAGATTTTGTTATAGCTTTAAAGATTGATAATGAATACAGACCATTATGGGTTAGTAGTGAAGTAACTACATGTCAATGTTGTGGAAATTAGGATCATGTTATGGGTAGACCTAAAAGATGTGCCTCTAGGCCAAAGCCATACATACCGTACAATCCACCTTCTACAACAACTACGACAGAAGAACCAATTGACTACACTGGTTATATAGTTATTCCAGAAAGTGGTGCTCCCTGTCCAGGTATTACTACTACAACTACTACAACTACAACTCCAGAACCATTTGTGGGTTGTAAATCATACCAAATATTCGGTACAAATTATGTTGTTAAATATACAGACTGTCAAGATCAAATCGAAAAAATACAATTCTATTGTTCAGATGAATTAATATGTGCAAGCGGAAGTGCTCCAGAAATTTTAGCTATTTATGGAACTGCAATTGTAATTGATTTAGAATCACCATGCGAGCCAATTAGTACTACATTTGGGCCAATTTAATGACTACAACAAAATTGAAACTTGCTGATCTAGTGCTAGGAGATTCTTGCGGTGTCTATGTAATTAATCTCATTGGTAGTGACGCACAATATTTTGAAATTATAGATAATTCTTTATATCTAGTAGATTATTCAATACTTAAAATATCTGGAACTTATACGGCAGTTATCTCAATAGAAGATCCTGCCAATAGATTTTCTCCAGTTCAGAAAACTTATACGCTAGTTGTTAGTCCATGCGAAAGCACAACAACAACTTTAGCTCCAGACGGCCCTTGAGATGGAAACTTATGTCATACATTAACAGCGTCTATCCAGAAACTACAACTACTACTACAAGCACAACTACAACATTAGAACCGTGTAACTGTGGCAGTATATACATACCAAAAAGTAACCCTGACTTTAATGTAAGAATAACAGAAGATTATTTTCTGCATCTATCTGCTGGAACCGACAAAGCTATACGTGTTAATGGCTTTATGCAAGGTGCTAATTTTGGATTTCTACATACAGAAGATGTATTTCTAGAATCCGGTCAAGTTTTTAAATCACCAGCAAGTAATGATATCTCTGGAGGTCCAGCGTATGAAATATTAGCATGGAGGGGTGATTTAGATGGAGATATATCTTTCTTTACCTTTAATATTGAAAATAGAATTAAAGTTGTAATAAGAAACATATTAGATAATGAAGTTATTGCTGTAGGATATTTTGGTAAAGCTGGAGAAACAACAAATTTAGATAGACTTTTACTTAGCTCATGTAATAACTATAGAAATGCTACTGTGTCTACAGAGGGTAGATTTTTACTTGAAATACATAGCATATGTGAAATAGCTGAAGATGAGTGCTGCGATAATTTGCCAAATCTCGATCTTAATATTATTGTTGATGAAATTTGCTTTGAGGACTTATGTACTACTACCACCACTACTACAGAGTGCATGATTCTATTAACTTGCTATGGTTGCGACACTATCAGTGAGCACTATGTGCCATGCGATACTAATGATGTAAATTTTTGCGAACAGTTTGGGCGTGTACCAAGCCTTGATTTACTAGATTGCACAACGACTAGCACAACAACTACTATTCAGCCAACAACTACCACTCCTCAACCAACAACAAGCACAACACCTGAACCAACAACAAGCACAACACCTGAACCAACAACAAGCACAACACCTGGACCAACAACGAGCACAACACCTGGACCAACAACGAGCACAACACCTGGACCAACAACGAGCACAACACCTGGA